TGCAGTAACTTTCTTAATGAACGGATTTGGATTATTGACAACTGCACAAGAAGAATATTTAAGAACTGCTAAAAGTTCTGAAGGTGTTTTATTTAGATTAAACGAAGCTATTGCTGCTGGTGTACCGCCGCAAGAAGCATACAATGCTGCGGTCGCAGAAGCTAAAGATTTAAAAATAGAAGATGCAAATTTAACTGATGATATGACACAAGCTGCTTTTGGATTTAGTAAAGCAAAGCAAGATGAAATAAGAGAATTAATTGCAGCTAAAAAAGCACAATTAGAAAACTTAGAAGCACAAAAAGCAGCAAGTTATCAATCATATCAATTAGAAAATGGCATAACAAGAGTTACTGATGAAATTTCAGCTTTAGAAGGAGAACTTACTTCAAACATATATAAAATGTATCAATATCAAGGCGCACAAGCTGCTGCTGGTGGTGGCGCACAAGATTTTGCTGATGATGTTGAAGAATCTACAGATGCAGTTGAAAAGAATACTTTAGAGTTAGACAAGAATACACAATCTAAGTTAAATAACTTAAATATCCAAAACGAATCTATAACTGCACTTTTAAATTTAGTTAATGCAGTACAAGCAGTTATGGATATAGAAGGCAGACAAGCAGCTGAACAAGAGAAGTTAAATAAATTATATTCTAAGCGTGCTGAATTAATGAAAATTATTAATGAAGAAGCTGGTAAAGGAGAAATCCAGACCGCAGTTGAATTAGCACAAATAGCAGAACTTCGAGCTAAAGAAAAAGCTTTATTAGACCAACAACAAAAAGGATTAGATTTAAAACTAGAAATAGCATCCGCAGAATTAGATTTAGCAGATGCAATAGCACAAAGAGATGAAAAAGGCGAAGAAGCTGATGCTAGAGATGATTTATCAATTAAACAAGCTAACTTAAAATTACAAGAATTAAAAAACAGACAAGCAACTTCTAAAGATGTAACAATAGAACTTGCACAAGTACAAGATAATTTATCTAAAGCTATTGAAAATTCAACAATGGCAACACAAGCTTATATGACTGCTACTCAACAATTAAATAATTTAGATACTCAAATTGCAACACAAAGAATTGCAAGAGATGAAGCTGCTATAGATACTGATGCTGAAAGACTAGAACTTGCTAGTGCTAAATTACAATTAGAACAAGCTAGCTTAACTGCACAAGATAAAAATGTTATGTCAGAAGCAAGGTCAACATTAGCTAGAGTGTTAGGATTAGATACCGCTGGCGTTAACGCACTATTCAAATCATTAGGACTAGATACTACGGCTTTTGAAAGAATATCAAATATAAAACCATTTACAAGTATGTTAACTGATGAAGATAAACAATTCTTAGGTGGCGATGATGATTCTTCTAACGATTCTGGCAATGATGATTCTTCTTCTGGCGATAACGATAAACCAAAACCACCAGTAAAAGACGATACAAAAATAAGCGCATTAACTGGTAGTTCTAGTTTAAGTTCTGGTACTGCAACAGTTAATGGTATTACCTTAACTTCTTTTGAAAATGCAGCGTTATCAGATACTGCAAAAAAAATATTACCAATGCTAGATTCTTTTGACCAAGCAGCTTTACGAGCTTCCGCAGTAAATCAATTTATGAATACTCCATCTACAGTTGTTAATGTAACTATAGACCCAACACTTGATGCAGAAGCAAAAGTAGATAAAACGTTACAACAGATTAACGACAGAATACAAGTTAACAATCGATTTAGAGTAGTCTAATGAATCCAGTCGTAACTATCGGTGGCACAACTTACAATGCGCTAGAAAATCAGTTAACTATTGATGATAATGCGGAACGAAGGTCAAGTGCGGTAGTTCATATATTTGATGGTAAAACTGGTGGTTCTTTTTATAATTTTGAACCCTTCCAATCCATCTCGATTACAGATACTAATGGCGATACTGCTTTTGCTGGAGTTATTATTAAACCAGTAGCACAGTTAATCAGTCCAACACAAAGAATCTGGAAATTACAATGCGCAGACAATCACTTCTTTATTGATAAAAGAATTATTGCACGTGGATATACAAACTCAACTGCTGGAGATATTGTAAGAGATTTAATTAGTAATGTATTTAGTGCAGAAGGAATTACTGCTGGAACAATAGATGATTTAGCTTTAGTTGACCAGATGGTATTTAACTATGTAAATGGCGATAGAGCGATGAGAACATTATCCGAATACACTAATGCAGTTTGGTATGTTGATGAAAATAAAGCATTACATTTTTATGAACGTACTTCTAATGATGCACCATTTGTTGTAAGAGATGATGATGTATTAACAAATCCAATGCCATTTTTTGATAAAGCAAATTTTAAGTATCGCAATAGTCAATTTATAACTAATGTTAAAAACGTTACCGATACACAAGAAGAGTTTTTTATTGGAGATGGTACAAGACAAACATTTACAGTAGGTTATCCATTTAATGAAATACCTACAGTAGAACTTAATACTGGTTCTGGATATGTTGCACAAACAGTTGGTATTAGAGGTACTGATGTTAATAAAGACTGGTATATGGCTTTAGGTTCAACAGAGTTGGTACAAGAATTTACAGATACTGCAATTTCAAATACAGATTCTTTAAGAGTTACTTATAAAGGTCAATATCAATTAGTTGCACTAGCAAGAGATGATGCAGAAGTAGATAGAATAGCTGCATTAGAAGGTGGTTCTACTACTGGATATATAGATGCAGCAACTACGCAATCTGGAATAAAAGGTTCAGAAGCTGCTATTGATGTAGCTGCCAGTTACTTAGATAGATTTGCACAAACAAGTACATTACTTAGTTTTACAACTACTAAAGCAACTCCATCAAGATTAAGAGCTGGACAAGTTCTGGACTTTCAACTTATAAATCAAGATATTTCTGGAATATTTTTAATTGACCATATAAGAATAAGATTTAGAAATAATTTAACTTATTACGATGTTAAATGCGTAGCTTCTCCACCAGAATATACTTTTGAATCATTTATTAGAGATATAGATGATAAGATTTCTGATGCGTTTATTGAAATATCAGAAAATATCGATACTGAAGAAGTATTAGTTGTTAGAGCAGATGGTGGCACAGAAACTGCTAGTATATCTGAAGTAGATGTTGAAACAGTATTGGCATGTCCATTACCAAGTCCAACAACATTTGTAAGTGGGAGTTTAGTTGTATGTTAAATTGGCAAGGAACTTTAAATATAAAAGCTTTTGATAAAGAAGGTAATTTAATTGATGAAACTAATTTAAAAAATTTAATTACATCAGAAGGTAAAAATTTACTTGCAGAAGCTTTAAGGAATAGTTCAACAGACTGCGAAATTAAATATATTGCAATAGGTTCAGATAATACTGCACCTACAACTTCTGACACTACGTTAGGTAATGAAACTTTTAGAAAGGCAGCAACCAGTCAAATAGCTGGTGGTACTGGAATTACAATAACAAATCTTTATGTAGCACCAGAAGAAGCAGTAGGTACTATAGAAGAAATCGGTTTTTTTAGCGGTAGTGCTGCAACTTCAACTGCAAATTCTGGAATATTATTTGCAAGAGTTTTGTATAGTCGTACAAAAACTGCGGTAGAATCAATCCAGATAGAAAGGACTGATACTATTGGCTAACGTTGGTGGTTATTACACACAACAAACATGGGTAGCTGGCGCAACTCCATTAAGCGAAGCTGCACTTAATAATATTGATTCTGGAATTGAAGGTTTACAAAAACAAGGTGTTATCAAAAATGGTACTAATATAGCAGAAGATAAAACACTACCTAGTGGAGAAAACTACATGTTAGTTGCACCGATAACAATAGATAGTGGAAATACTTTAACAGTAGAAGGAAGATTAAAGATTTTATGAGTGAATTAAGCGTAGATACATTATCTGGTTCTAGTGGCGTAGTTGTTACTATTAAAACTGGACACACACTTACATTAGTTGAAGATTTAGATGCAGGTACTGCAAAACTTACTAATGTAGGAGAACCAACTGCATCAAGTGATGCTGCAACAAAAAATTATGTTGACACACAATTATTAACATTAGACACGTTAGGAGAATTAACTAACGTAACAATTACTTCAGTTGCAGACAACGAAGTTTTAGCGTATGATTCTACAAGTTCAGAGTGGATAAATCAAACTGCAAGCGAAGCTGGATTAGCAACATCTGGAGATTTATCTTCTCATACTTCAGATACTTCTAACCCACATAGCGTAACCGCTGCACAAACTGGCGCTACAACAACTGCAAATAAAATAACAGACTTTACTGCACCAACAAGTGATTTGGATATGAATAGTAATAAAATTACTAGCGTATCAGACCCAACACTTGCACAAGATGCTGCAACAAAGAATTACGTAGATACACAAGTAGCTTCTAAAGATGCTTTATCTGAATTATCTGGTACATCTGATGATATTACTGAAGGTACAACAAACTTATTTTTAACTAACGAAAGAATTGATGATAGGTTTAATGATTTATTTCAAGCTGGTACTGCTTTAACTGGTACTTATGATGATGCTTCTAACACATACACATTAAATGTCGATTCTTTAACAAATGCAAATATTGATGCAGCTGCTGCTATAGACCAGTCTAAGTTAAATCTTTCTATAACTAATTCAGAAGTAAACGCTTCTGCTGCAATAGATGCAACTAAAATACATGATGGTTCAGTAACTAACGCAGAGTTTGGATATATCGGTGGACTTACATCTGATGCGCAAACACAATTAGATGCAAAACTTGCACTAGCTGGCGGTACTTTATCTGGAAATGTAGCTTTTGGAGATAATGAAGCAAGCGGAGTAGTTCTTAAAGATTATGCTGAAACTGATGTAGCAGTATCTTCTTCTTCTGGCGTAGTTGCAATAGATTTAGCAAATGGTAATACTGGTTCTTTAACATTAACAGAAAATGTAACAGATATAGATTTTACAAATGTACCAACTGATGGAGTATCTTCATTTACTTTAAAAATTACACAAGATGCTTCATCAGCTTATACAGTAGCAATAAATGCGGTAACAGTTAATGGTGGCGGAGATGTAACTGCTAAAACTGCTGGTGGTGGTGGCTTTACAATGTCATCAACACTTAGTGGAGAAGATATAGTATCATTTTTATTTTTTGATGCTGGAACACCTTACTTAAACGCATTACAAGATTTTAGTTAAAGGAGTTTAATATGCCATTTGGGGCAGCTAGATTTGGATTAAGCGGCGGTGGTAGACCAGCTTTAGAAGTATCTTATTTAGTTATTGCAGGTGGTGGCGGTGGTGGTTCTGGTTATCATGGTTCTGGTGGCGGCGCAGGCGGCTACAGAAACTCATGGTCAGAAGATACTTATTCTGGACGTAATTCTTCTTTAGAAAGTGTACTAACTTTAAATACAGGCACAGGTTATACAGTACAAGTAGGCGGCGGTGGCGGCGCTAATGGCTATGGTGGTAACTCAATATTTAATAATGTAACTTCATCTGGTGGCGGTAAAGGCGTGAACGCCTCGCAGAACGGAAATAATGGCGGTTCTGGCAGCGGCGGTGGCGGCGAAGGCGGTAATGGCGGCGGTTATGGCACAACAGGTCAAGGTTTTAATGGCGGCGGCGGTTCTCCAGATGGTGGCGCTTATGGCGCAGGCGGCGGTGGCGGCGCAGGCGGTAATGGCGGCGGCGGAGATGGCAACAGAGGTGGTAATGGCGGCGTAGGTTTACACTCTAATATTTCTGGTTCTGATATAGGTCGTGCTGGCGGTGGCGGCGGTTCAGTTTTTAACAACGCTGCTTCGGGTACAGGACAAGATGGCGGCGGTACTGGAGAAAGAGGTAGTGGTGGTACTACAGGTGGCGCAGTTAATACTGGCGGCGGCGGTGGTGGTCGAGATAGAGAAGGCGGAACAGGTAGTGGTGGTTCTGGTGTTGTAATACTAAGATTCCCAGATGCTTATACTGCTACTGGTAATAATACTATTGTATCTAACCAAAATTCTGGTGGAGATGGTAATACAATAATGTTAATTACTTCTGGAAATGGAACAGTAACTTTTTCATAATGGCACATTACGCAATATTAGATGAAAACGATTTAGTTGTTGAAGTAATTACTGGTCGTGATGAAACAGATACTATTGATGGTGTAGAACAAAATTGGGAAGCTATTTATGCAGAACTACATGGTGTAGAACCAGATAAATGTAAAAGAACTTCATACAACACAGGACATAATAAATATTACAATAGTGATAATACTTTACACGATGACCAAACAAAAGCTTTTAGAGGAAACTATGCAACTATAGGATGTAAATATGATAGAGAAAACGATGTATTTTATGCAGCTAATGTTGGTGGCGACAGTTGGATATTAAATACAAATGGTTATTATTATGAACCACCAATACCATATCCATCAGATGGTCATAAATATAATTGGCATGAAGATATAGTAAATTGGGTAAAAGTAGCAGATTCTACAGACTTAGACATAGAACATCCTTAATAAATTATGTCTAATCCATTAGACATACACAAATGAAGAATTATTTTATAAATTGACAACTAAATTTATAGAAGATTATACTAAATTTAATGGAAAAAATACCAATAGAGATTCATCCTAAATCAGAATCTCATCAAACATTAATGGAGTTATATCCACCAGAGTTAGC